TGTTTTATATGCGCTAAAATATGCTGAGTCAGTGTCACCGTAAATGATAGCTTTGCCTACATGGTCATATTTTCCTGTGATGATTTCATTTACCTTAGCAGCCATGTGCTTGGCAACTTGTCTGCCTGTGAGCGTGGTTGATTGACCAATACGCTTATCAAAAAAGCGGCAGCCAGGATTAAGAATAGCACCGTAAAGACTGTTGAGGTTAATTTTCTTAACCAATTGGCGTTTATCCCAATACTCTTCATCAATTTTGTTACCAGCATTTATGGCCTCCCTTAGTTTGGCCTGCATTTCTTTACGTTCACTATACCAGCGTTTTAGTAGGCCAGGAATAACTCCTTCTTTTTCATAAGTAAAAATTGTACCGTTAGCACTCAACATCCAAGGTTGATTACTGTCAAAAATTAGTTTATATGTTTCAGCAGCACTGACTACATCAGTCTCGCCGTTTTCCCAGTCAATGACGATTTCAGTGCCAATCTCTTTGTTCATTACTGCTTCATATTCTAATGAACCAAACTTGCCTTCCCAAGCACCAGCAAAACTTTTCTTATGATCGTTTATTTGATCATAGATATATTGATCAGTTAGAGTGGGACGCAATTGACCAATAATAGTTTCTGGTCCCATGTTAAGTGCTCTAATGGCTGAGGGATAAAGACTGTTAATGTCCACTGAGCCAATCCAGTCATGAATGCCTTCTTTGGGATGAGCAACATAGGCACCTGCCGCCACAGTATCCTCACGCTCGCTCATTTTAGTTCTATTGGGCACAACTACGCCTTTACGGTGTGCCTCATTGATAATGGCCTGTTCAGTAACAGCCACAGCACCCATAGTAGTTGCTAGTAACACAGTATTTTCATGTGCCAATGTATTGGCCAGATCAATAAATTTAAGTTTTTTATCTAGTTTATCTAATAGGGCGCAGTCTTGACGATTATATTCAACGAACGTTTTAAAGTCATTGTTATAAAGTTGATCCAATGTGCCTTCATAGACGGTTTTACGTTCACCTATCTCCATTTCACCAATAGCGTCTAGTCTGTATGTGTGACGTTCCTCATAAGTGTAACGTCGATAAAGTTCAAGACTGTCTAAATGTACACGCCCTACTAGGTCATATGTTACTGCTTTTTTACCATACTTTTCATATTCTCTTCGTCTAGGATAATGATTCCATAGACAAAGTCGTCTAGTATCGTCTTTGCTCAATGCCTTGGTCACACGATTGACAGTATATGGTATATCATAACCTTCGCTGTTCCAACCAGTTAATACGTCGGCATCTTCAATTAAGTTTAAGAATGTATCCAACATATCAGCTTCATTACTGAAGATATATGTATTGGGGAACTCCTTGACTAGTTCCTCGGCCTGTTCAACGCTCATGCCCTTGGGCGGCACTGCCAAACAGATTAGTGTATCTAGCCATTGTAAGTGTACACTGATAGCAGTGATGGGCATAAATGCATCATCTGGACTTGCATATCCACGCTCTGGATCAAAGTCTACTTCGATATCAAAAAACGCCACATTAAGTTTGGGCACTTCGGCGTTGAGATAGTTATCACTCAAACAGACAAATATTTGATTAATATCTGCTTCGTAGATTTTTTTATTTGAATTGATTTTCAGTTCTTTATGAAAATCCTTTAGTGTTTTGCAAGTGATTTTATTTACGGGATTACCGTAAATGCTAGTGAACTTGCCTTTGGGATCTTCATAATATAATGCGTAACGGGCAGGGATATCTTTATATTCCCTCTTACCATCGCGGTTACGTTCCACAACCCTGACAACATCATTGTCACGGTCGAAATAAGCATCGACGTACATAAACTCTCCTATGTCTTTTGTGGCAGACAAATACCGATTGTGCAGATTATGGCCTGCTTGCCTTACAAGTATACTTTACTTATGCCTAAAATGTAAATGATTGTGATAATCAATTGCACTACAAATAGACTCCATTTACGCCAACACCATGCTAGGTATATCCAGCCAATATTACCGGCTAAACACACCCATAAATTCATGGGATAGACATTGAAACTGGTCAATGCCACGCCAGTAATCAATAGTGCAGTCAACGTCCATTCTATAATGGAGTCTTTGATTTTGGTCATTAGATTTTTATGGTAATGTCTAGAATTGCTTCCACTTCTTTCCAATCACTATCGTGGGCGTTCCAATCACCTTTGTGTGCAATTTTAATAGCACGATTGATCACACTACCTTTGATATTGAGTTCTTCGGCCACTGCTTTAACTGTTTCTTTGAGACCTTCCTGAAGATCTTCAATTTCACGAAGTACAGTGGAACCTTCGTTGATAAGTTTTTCCAATTTGGCCTTTTCTTCTGGACCGTACATTCTACTTGACATAATATCTCCTTAACTTTGTTAGTATACTGTATTTGTTGGCCTAAGTCAACAAAAAGTAGTTGACAAATCTACCATATGAGCATATAATGTATACATGTTGAACTACTTCACTAAGCATCATGAAAAAGCTCATTCTTGCAGTATTTTTAGCTCAATCTCTTGTGGCTCAAGCTGGCTATTATGATTGGGATAATCCAACAGCTACATTTGATGCTCGAAGCAAGGAGCGTAACAGTGTTCGAGTAGTGTGGCGTACAGTTGATGATGTTCGTGCTGTTTGTAGTAAAATGAATGAAGCCAGCGGATATGGTCCAATCAAATTTTCAATAAATGCCTGTAGTGTGCAAGATGGTAACGTCTGTACAATTGTTACTAAAAACGAAACCAGTATGCACACTTTGGGTCATGAATTGCGTCATTGCTTTCAAGGTAGATGGCATGGTGATAAAGTAAATTAACGCTTACGATTAATTTTTCTGAAATAACTTTTTACTACATCCTCTTTTACCGCATCTATTGAATTACGTTTTGTAATTCCAGGATCAGGAAGATTTTGTCTAATGGCACTATATTGACCCAATAGTTGCATGGTAATTGGATCAGTGAAATTACTAAGAGTATCAGCCAAGGTATCTAGTTCTTCTAACTCTTTTGGATCTATTTGAGGCTCGTCGCTTGGAGCAGGTGTAGGGCCTGGAGTAGGCGGTGTAGGGGTCGGTGCCGGATCCTCTTTATCTGGTTGTACATTTGGTCGTGGACTTGGTCTAGGACCTGGACCTGGTGTCGGTGTTGGAGGGTTATCCCCGCCAGCTAATTTTTTACCTAAATAGCCTGCACCTGCACCTAATGCACCTGCAGCCGCCGCAGTTTTTAATGGATTACGTGCTATAGCAGCACCGGCTTTTAAGCCAGCACCCCTTAACCCGCCTACTCTATTAGCAAGTTTACTAACAGCCTTACTGCCTCGTTCACCCGATTTAACAACTGCGCCAACACCACGACCTACGTTGCCTAAAGCGGCAAAGGGTGCTGTGACGGCTTTACCTACTTTACCCCAGTCAACTTCTGCTAGTGTAACTTCACCGCTTTCATATGCTTCGTTGATTACTAAAATGGTAGTGAAGTCTGTAATTTGCTCACCTGCACCATTGTACATATAGTTATTTTCATCCAAGTAATATGTTTGTTCTAAACTTTCTCTAATCGCGGCCTTAGTTTCAATTAATTGTAAACGTTCTTGTAAATTACGAATACCTTCTGAGGCTGACACCATACTCTTTTCTGGGGCGTCACTGATTGGTTTATGTATTTTTTTCAATTTATTGTCTCCTATTATTTTACTTTGATTCCCTTGATCATGGATAAGATTCGATCATCCTCTGATAATGATTCCTTTCCAATCCACCCTCTTGGATCATACCAATCACGTTTTGGGGGAGCAGGTTGTACTTCTGGTTTTGGTGCTGCTTTTTTTGCTCCAGGATAGCTCTTGGCTCCTGATAATTCGCCGCCTGCTGAATATTTGGCAGCAATATCTGGTTTGGAGGTCATAGCAGTTCTTGTTATGGGACCAATTTTTCCATCTGGTTCAACACCAAGTTCTCTCTGCATATTCTTAATGATATTAAGTTGATCTTGGCTACCTGCTGCTACTGGCTCTGTTTTATTTTGTGCATCTGCCTGAGCTTGTGGTCCAGTTGGACTTATTGGTGTAGTAGCTGGTGGTTTGGGAGATGGGCCATCTACGTCGCTTTTTGGGGGTGCAGGCGGTGTTGGACCATTTGATTTTTTAACTGACTTAAATTTGTCTATTAACTCTTGAAATCTTTTTTGATCTTTGGGATCAACACCGCCTGCACTTGGTGTAGGTGTAGGTCCTGGAGTAGGTGGTTTAGGTCCTGGAGTAGGTGTGGGAACGTCTGTGACCGCAGGTTGTAGCTCTGGATTTTCTGCTGGTGTAGGCGAAGTCATTTGAACCCATTTTTGTGTGTTTGGATCCATTTTGTGGGTACGTTGTCCTTTGTCATTGACACCGTATGTAACACCGTCACTGCCTTGTTCGGATGAAGTAGTTCCAGGAGCTAGTTCAGTACGGTTTTGCACTA